CTTGAATTACAATTTTACTATGTGGGTGTGGTTTAACTATAATTTTTCTTGTAGTTGCTTTTCTAACTTTTTCAACACTAGTTTTAATAAATTCAGATACAGGAATAGAAGATGTTGGGTCGTGTTCTAAACCAGGCACAATTAAAACTGCACCATCTTTATTATTTTTCCATTGATGATTGTATATATTATCTATATACGTTATTTCTGGATTATATCTTTGTGTCAATTGAAGCATATTATTTAATCTTTGGAAATTTTCTGGTTTACACCATTTAGTTTTTCCATATGTCCATTGATTTTTTCCCATACGGTAATATCTTGGACCTGTTTTTTTATACCAAGTGTCTATGTAATTACATTTAATTCTACTTAATGTTGCACTTTCAGTAACTAATAATGGTTTTCTATATTTTTTTGCTAGACGATTAGCTTGGAGATTAACATATTCCATCCAGGCAAATCTATTAAAATCTTTAACTTTTCCATACTTATCTTTTTCAATATCAGCTGTTTTATATTTTTGTCTTTTAGGACTTGTACTGCCCCAAGTTCCATCAACCAAATAAGCGTCACAATTTATAATTCTTACAACATCTTCTTCAGATAAAAGTTTACCATTTACTGGATATTTAAAAACTCTATGAAGTGATAAATTTTCTTTCTTACCAAATTCCTTTATTGCGTGTTCAATAGCAGATATCGCATTGGAAGTTCCTAAACTAACTATTTTCAACATTTTCATTATTCAAGTTCCATCATAGGAGCATTTACATTATAATCTGTAGTGTCCTTCTCCTCTATTTTATAAAAAGTATATTTAACTGTTAATTCTTCCCACGCCTTTACAGGTCGTTTAGTATATAAAAAATACTTATTATATTGTTCAACTTCTTTAAGTCCTAATACTCCTCTTATCTTTACACAATTTGGTTTATCACTATGATTAACAAACCCACCTAATGGTGTTCTTATAATTTCTTCATCAACAAGTACGTGACATAAACCTAACTTTACATCTTTCTCAATAAACTTTGTTGTAAATAATCCTTGACCTTCTATAGAAGATTTTTTAATTATTAATCCATCTGGTAGTGGTTTATACATTTGGATATGATTCCTTTGATATAAATGTTTGTTTAACAATAGCCGCTTGTTCTGCTTTACTCTCTACATAATATCCTTCAATATGAGTATACCCATATTTTTTTGCCCAATAAACTCTTTTATTACCTGTATGTACAGCAAGTCCAGGTATACAATTGCCATCTTTATCTTTCGGCCATCTTTTTTCTTTTAACCAATAATGTTCTAGGTCAGTATAGATAATTGGATATATCATACCTGCGCCTTCAATACTTTCTTTAAAATTTTCATATCTTCTTTTCAACCAATTAAGTTTAGCAGTTAACATCAAATCATTTACACTTGCTAATTTTACTTCAGGTGCAATATAATTTAAAGGTGAATGCTGGCACGTAACGTGTTTTTTTGCTCGTAAAATTCTCATATTGTATATCATATGTCTATCTCATCAAGGTCTAATTCAATGCCTTGTAATTCATCTGGTTTACCTTTAGGATATGTTGGATATAATTTAAATACTTCTCCTGTATCATCATTTTTACATCCTGCAACTAACCAATCCCATTTAAACTCTCCATCTATAACAAATTCGTTCATCACTTCATATCTTCTATCAGGTTTTTGTTTAAGTAATTCTTCCTTACACGCTTCCATAGTTGGATAATACCCTTGCATTTGAAACGTTTGTTGCGTTGCAACTGGATCCATACCAATAAGATATGCTAATATTAAAATTTTAAATGGTCCCATAATTTGCCTTTGCTATATACCAGCTATCAACTATATCTGATACTGGATTGCCTGCCTTTTCTGTATTTAATAACTTCTTTAAATTTGTTTTTGTATCTTTACTAAATTGTTCATACATCATTTCTTTATCTGCATTACCCTTACCTGTAGCAAATTTCTTAACAACACTTGGTACAATAACACTATACTCCCATTTTTGTTCTAATAATCTATATTTAAGTATACCACAATTTTCTGCTATTTGAAATAATGCTCTACCTTTAGAACCATATGAATAGTTTTCAATTGCTATTGATGGTCCAATGCCAACAGTATGGTCTCCTGGGTGATATAAACGTAAAACTTTTAAAACCCAATCAGAAATTTGAGTAAATCTTTGGATAGGGTCTGTGTATGGTTGATGTTCAGAACCATTTATATTACCAAATATGCCTAAATGTTTCTTCTTATTAGTAAGAAAATAAAAACGACTATGCTCAAATATAAAGTCATCTGTTACACATATTGCAGGACTTGTCATACTATAATCAATCCCAACTTGGTTCATTTTCATTTTCATTTACCTCTTCTTTAATATCATCTTCTTCTTCATATAATTCATCTAATTCATAACTACAAAATGGGCACACTGTCACTCGTTGTTCCGTTTTATCTTCATCATAGATAATAGAAAACTTTGTATTACAATTAGCACAATGCCTTTTATATTTTTTAGTTAAATCATCCAAGTCCATAATAATATATTACTTATAGTTTAAATTTTTTAAACTGATCCTTTTGTACATCTTGTTTAATCCCACCTATAACATAACTTTCAATTTCTGTTTCTTGTGGTGCATTTTGTAATGACCTACTATTTAACCAATGGTCTACCCAAGGTAATGGGTTTGTCTTTTGGTCATATTGTGGTTCTAATCCAATTGCTTTCATCCTACGATTTGCCATATACTCTATATATTGGTGTAACAATTTTTCTGATAAACCTATCATAGAACCTTTTGAAAACAAATAAGTTGCCCAACGTTTCTCTTGTCCTACTCCGTGTTCATACATTTTATAAACTTCTTTTTCTGTATCTCTCATCACTTTGTTCATAGTTTTATCGTGTTCTAGTTCACGATAGTTGTTAAGTATTCTTTGTGTTATTAACAAATGTAAACTTTCATCCCTTGCAATTAATGAAAGTATTTTAGCAGAACCTTCTAACATCTTTAATTCACCAAATGCAAATGAACAAGCAAAAGAAACATAAAATCTTAAACCTTCTAATATATTAACTGTCATTAACGTTAAATATAATTTCTTTTTTAACTCATACATATCAACACTATCAGATTTTAATATCCATTTATAACCTAAATGCATTAAATCATCATACGTTTGTGTAATACTATTTGCCCTACTTTCAATCTTTTCATCTGTAATAATAGTATCAAAAACTTCACTAGGGTTAGAATATAAATTTTTAATAATATATGTATAAGAGCGACTATGAATACTTTCCATAAAGTCCCAAGCAATTATACAACTTTCTAATTCAGGTATAGATACAAATGGTAAAAATGCCAAACAAGGACCTCGTCCTTGTACACTATCCATCATTGTTTGATATTTTAAATTAGATGTAAATATAAATTTACCTTGTTCAGATAAAACTTTATAATCTGCCATATCTTTTTGCAAAGATATTTCTTCAGGTCTCCAAAAATAACCTAATTGTCTTTGACAAAGTTTATCAAAAATAGGATACTTCATATTATCATATCTTTGTACTTGTAAACTCTTACCAAAAAACATAGGTTGTTTTGTAAAGTCTAAATTCTTTTCTGTATTAAATACACTTCTAGTCATTTATCGGTTCCAATTGGTCTTGCATTCTTTCTGATTCTGTTAAATCATAATGGTGTTTATCACTATCACCTGCTGTCCATTTACTTATACCATCTACACTAAACTCTCTAGTAGATGTTTTATAATCTGGTTTAGTTAATTTACTAGGGGTTAATGATTTATCATAAAACAAAACTCTATTATTTGGTTGAGCCGCAAAATGTCCATTATCTAATTTTATTATATTAAAAGATTTATGTTGATTTGGAGTTTCACTATACCCTATATTAATCTCTTTGTTAGTTGAATTACAACTGTCTATACTAAACATATAATTTCCTTCATATTTTTTCTTATCTGGTGATAGATACATACATCTATTACCACCTATCACTTGTTTTTCAATAACTGATATATCATAACTAAAACAATCCCATAACTGCAAGTCACCTAACTTTAAATCTTCTTTTGTTTCTTTCCATACAAATGCTGATATAGGAAGTTTATCATATAAGGCACCTGATTCATATAGATATGTTTCAAAATATAATGCTCTGCCTTGAATACTCTTAACTGTACACCATATACCTGGTACAAATTCTCCGTGTCCTTTTTCTAAATCATACAGGTATTGTTTTTTAACTAATACTTCCGTGTGTGGAAGATTTGCACATAAAAACGCCATACGCTTCCTTTATATTACGCAAGTTTCACAGTCCTCCGTGTCTTGTTTTGTTTCTTCTACATTATCCTTCCAACCAACTGGATGGACAGGTTCATCAAAATCTTTCTTACTATCATATGTATTTTGATAATAAGAAGTCTTCCAACCTAACTTATAAGTATTTAGCAAATCCTGTGCCATAATAGATAAAGGTACTTGTCCTTCATCATAATGTTCAGGATTATAAGACCAGTTGCCACTTATCGCCTGGTCAAAATACTTTTGCATTACTGCTACTATGTTTATATATCCTTCATTTGATTTCATATCCCATAGTAACGTATAACTATTTTTCAACCTTTTGTAATCAGGTACAACTTGTTTTAGAGTTCCCTTTTTACTTTTCTTTACTGAAAGATAATCTCTAGGTGGTTCTATGCCATTTGTAGCATTACAAACCACACTAGAGCTTTCAGATGGCATTTGAGCTGAGAGTGTGCTATGTCGTAGCCCAAATTCCTTAATATCTTTTCTCAATTCTTCCCATTTATAAGATAATTTACGAGATACAATCTCATCAACTTCTTTTTTATAGGTGTCTATTGGTAAGATACCGTCTGAATACTTTGTTTTATTAAAGTCTTTACATTGACCTTTTTCTTTTGCTAATTGATTACTTGATTTTAATAGATAATATTGGAATGCTTCTGTTAACTTATCAACTTCTTTCCAAGCAGTTTTCGTTTCATAACTTAATCCTAATGTTGCTAGATAATGAGCAAGACCAATATACCCAACTCCTAAACTTCGTCTATTTCTTGTAGAAATTTCTGCTGCTTTAACTGGATATTTTTGATGGTCTATAATTTCATCTAACGACCTTACAATTAAATCACATAATGGTTCTAATTCATCTAAATCTTTTATAAGTCCTACATTAACTGCTGATAAAATACATAATGCAATTTCACCTTTTCCATCTATGTGACTTATAGGTTCTGTTGGTAATGTTATTTCTTGGCACAAATTTGACATTGTTATTCTATCTTTAAAAGAAGAGTGAGTATTACAATGGTCAATATTCATAATGTAAATACGACCTGTTTCTGCTCTTTCTTTCAATATTGACATAAACAAACTTTGTGCTTTAACTTTCTGTTTCCATATTGATAATTTTCTTTCTGCTACTTCATACAACTCATCAAATTCTGGCGTACCCCAACTATTAACTAATTCTGGTACTTCGTGTGGTGAAAATAATGTTATATCTCCATCATTAATAAATCTTTCATAAAATAATTTAGATAACTGTATAGAATAATCTAATTTTCTTACTCTATTATCTTCACTACCTTTATTATTTTTAAGTACAAGTATATCTTCTATTTCTTTATGCCAAATTGGAAAATGAACAGTTGCTGAACCACCACGTACACCATTTTGTGTACAACATTTAACAGTTGCTTCAAACTTTTTAAGAAAAGGAATAACACCTGTGTGTTGTACTTCTCCACCTCTTATTTTAGAATTAATTCCTCTAATACGTCCTGCATTAATACCAATACCTGCCCTTTGAGCAACATATTTACCAATTGCCATATCACTAGAGAAAATTGAAGCTAATGTATCTGCAACATCAACTAGTACACAACTAGCATACTGTTTAATAGGAGTTCTTACACCTGCCATTACTGGAGTTGGAATATTAATTCTAAATCTTGAAATTGCGTCATAATATCTTTTCACATAACTCATCCTTTTATTCTTTGGGTAATGTGAAAAGATAGTAGCGGCAATCATCATATACATAAATTGTGGAGTTTCAAAAATATCACCTGTGCTTCTATCCTGTACAAGATACTTGTCAATGACTTGTCTTAAACCTGCATATGTAAAAGTATAATCTCTTTCGTGAGTTAACCAATTTTCCATTCTATCAAAATCATTTTTGTTATACCATTTTAAAATATCAGGATCATATACTCCTTTTTTTACACTATCACTAACGTGAGTGTAAATGTGTGGGTGATCCCATAATTTGTGAAATAATTGTTTTCTTAAACTATAGAGTAATAGTCTAGCGGCAACATATTGATAATTTGGATTGTCTAGTGAAATTAAATCATTTGCCGACTTGATTAAAATTTGTTGAATTTCATTTGTNGTAATTCCATCATAAAATTGTAGACCACTACTCATTTCAACTTGTGATGAAGATACGCCTGTAATATCTTCTGTTGCATACTCTACCATTTCGTGAATCTTCTCAATGTTAAGAGCTTCCTTACCCCTACCATTTCGTTTCACGACACTTATNTTTTCATTTACCATTTAACCCCTAAACTTTTTTATAATGACTTAATTTTTCTAATGCTTCTAATTTTCTAAAAGTATTTTTATCTATAATATTTTTTATTTCAGACACACTTATTCCAGACACAATCATTTCATTTACATCTTTCAATTGAATATGATTTGGCCAAATAACTACATTGTAATCTTTTTCAATCACAGTGTACATACGTTTTATGATTTCTTTATTACGAGGTTCATTGTCAAATATATATGTAACTTGGTCATTAGGCATTCTCAATGTTAAGTCTGCTCCACCTGCGGCCAAACAATTATCTAAAAACAAACTATCAAGTGGACCTTCTACAATGTAAATGTGTTTTTGGAAATTTACACGTTCAAGTCCATAAACTTTTTGTTTTGTTTCATCAAGTTTAATAGTAATATATTTGGGTTGTTCTTTTCCAAATGCTCTGCCTTGGAAAGCAAACAACTCACCAGTTACATCAAAGAAAGGAATAATCAATCTAGGGTGTTCATACTTCTCTTTAAATATACCTGGTTTCACCTTATTAGCAAAATTATGAAATTTGTTAACAAGATATAATTTCTCATAATATTCGGTAGGTATCAATCTCTTTTTAATATAATCCTTTACAGGATGGTCGTCTTTCAAATTACTTATTTTAATACAGTTATCAAGTAAATTTGTTTCTTTAAATTTTGTTGGTTTAAAGTCAAATTTTGGCTGGGGCGTGGAAGGTGCCGATCCTTTATAACGTTCTAATAAGTATTCTCCATATTTCTTGGGATCCAAGA